CGCCCCTGCCCGCCGACATGGCAGGCGCGGACCTTGCGGTTGTGGTCAATCCGAACAACCCAGACGGCCGGCACTGGGCCGCGCAAGACATGTTGGATCTTGCGCAGACAGTGGGGCTGCTGATCGTTGATGAAAGCTTTGGCGATGTCACGCCGGAACTGTCCTTGCTGCCGCATTCCGGCGCAGCGCAGAATGTGATCGTTCTGCGGTCCTTTGGCAAATTCTATGGATTGGCGGGCCTGCGATTGGGATTCGCCTTCGGATCACGCGCCATGATCGGGCGATTGGCGAAGATGGCAGGCCCCTGGCCCGTATCGGGGGCAGCGATATCCATCGGGTGTCACGCGCTTGCAGACGGGGCCTGGGCGGATGCGATGCGCGGCCAGTTGCGTCAGGATGCGGCACGCGCGGATGCAATCATGGCGGGCGCGGGTTGGGGTTGCCTTGGCGGAACAGATCTGTTCCGGCTGTATGACACACCTGATGCGCAGACAGCGCAAGACCATCTGGCCCGCCATCAGATATGGTCGCGGGTTTTTCCCTATTCCCGCCACTGGTTAAGACTTGGCCTGCCGGGACCGGAACACGAGTGGCACCGACTGGAGCAGGCACTAGGCGACTTGCCCAGCACCTAACGCAAGCCCCTGTGTGCCGGATCTGCCGTGAATTGCGGCAGAATTTCCTGTGATACTGTGGCGTGACAGCGATTCTTGCACTATTTGACAGAGATATTTGCAGCAAACTAAAGTCGACGATTTCACGAAATATAGAAGGAGAAAAGGTATGATAGAGGCCATCGACACCGAGATCACGACTCTCGACAAATGTGAGCCGGGAGAGATTGTGAGGGAGCTGGGTCACGTACATGCTGATGGATTTTCTTTGGTTGCAAGAGATAACGCAGATGAATCTTTCACTTGGTTGATTCATCTAGAAGAACATGTATGGGCCGAGCGCTGTAACAATCACGTTCAAATTAAAGTACTTCGCTATCTGACGCCGGTAGCCCTAGAGGTTGACCATCATAGCCATCTCGACGTCAGACCAGATCGTCTATACAGCAAAGCAGGTGCCGTGATTTTTGACGTTCAAGGTAAGTTCCTGAACGCCAAAATCGGAGATCCAAATCAGCGAGGAGAATTGCTACAGGTGCGGCTTCCAGATGGCTGGTGTCAGAAATACAAGGATCAGTTAAACGGAGTTTATTTTGGCCGATGGTCAGTGTCGATACTGCAGAGCGCTGGGAGAGGTTTTGACCCCATTAGAGTTTTTGAACACGAAGTGAAGATCTAGGATAATTCATGATTAGCACCTCCGACGCGGTCTTCGACCCACTGGAAGCCGCTGTGTAGACGGTACTGATATCCTCGATTGTGAAGCCCGAGAACACTTCGCGCACGCCCTGAGTGTCATTCAGCGACATGATGAAACGCCCCTTTAATGCGCCAAGTTCAGCCGCCAAATCTTCAAACCGTTCGCGGCTGAACAGCTCTCGGCCATAGTAGTCTTCGTACCCCCAGTAAGGCGGGTCGAGATAGAACAGCGTGTCCTTGTGATCGATGCGGCGTATGAAGTCCCTGAAATCCAGACAGGTCACACACACACCCGACAGGCGGCTGTGCAGGGCCTCCAGATCCGGCTCCAGCGTCGTCAGATTGAACCGTGCTGCGCGGTCCCGGGACAGGCCGAATGTGCGGCCGGAAACCTTGCCACCAAAGGCTGCGCGCTGCAGAAACAGGAAACGGGCGGCGCGCTGCATGTCGGTGAGAGTTTCGGGGTCAACCTGCACAAGCCTTTCAAAATTGGCCTGTGTCGTGATCTGGAAGCGTAGCAGGTCCAGAAACGCCACGTAGTGTTCCTGCAGCACCCGGAACAGATTGTAGACGTCGCGCGAGCGGTCATTGATGAATTCTGCCCTCGGACGTGATGTCCGCCGCAGGAACACGCCGCCCATGCCAACAAAGGGTTCTGCATAGGTCTTGTGGGCCTGATCGGTGTCGATGATCGAGCAGATGCGCTTGGCAAGGTTGCGCTTGCCGCCAATCCACGGGGCAATCGGGCGGGCAGTCTGTGATATCGGGGTCATTGGCCTTGGCCTTTCACTATGGGGCGCTTGGGGCGCTCTGGGGAAAGGGCTCTTGGCCTCAGGATGTTCATCGCCCGGCAGCGCGGGCATTTTATGCTGACGACACCGGCAAGGGCGTCGGGTTCTATACAGAATAACAGCCGCGCACAGGCGCAGCAACGGATTTGCTCTTGATCGCGCAAGGCGAATCACCTCACCTTCGCCGCCCCTGATCAGGGAGGGAGCGGCCATGAGGTTCATGCTGGTCGGCAGGGTCGGTGTGGAAGCTTGACCCTGTGTCGTGGGTGCTCTTACACCCTCGGCCTCCCGCGAGGTCAGCCTTGGAAATCCTTCTTTGCACTCACCCTGGTGAACAAGCCGGAGCCCAGTTCATGTTCCACCTGCGTGACATGCCATTCGCCCGCCAGTTCACGGCGCAGGCCCGTGAATTGAACCCGTCCGCTTGCATATAATGCGGGCTCGAAACCTGCGATTGTGGCCGTGATCGACATCCGCATCCGGCCTGCGGCCGATAACGCTGCATCTGCAGCTTCTTCGGCCTCGGCCTTGCTGCTGTAAACATGCCGCAGGCGGCGTGCAGGCGCGTCCTTGCCGCGCTTTACCTTGCGCTGCTCACCCGAACCGGTATCAGCCCATTCTGCCTCGACACTGCCGTATTTCGTGCGCTCGTCCAACTCCCAGCTCCAACCCGGCTTCAGGCGGTTTCGCGGGATCCGGACAGCTGAGACAGCATCGCCGCCCGGGGTTACATCTTCGCCACGTTTTGCCACGATCAGACGGCCTCCTGCGGCTTTTGCCGTAGCATCTAGCGTGGCCGCGATCCGCGTCAGGAAGTTCAGATCACTCTCGGCCGTCTGGGCCAGATAGGGCCAAGACTTGTTCGCAATGCTCTTGCTGATCACAGGATCAAGCCCGGCTTCGCCTGCGATTTTGCCGACTATTTGCGCAAGGCTCTTTTTTTCCCACGCGCGCGTGCGCGGCGCGCGGACGGAGCTCTTGAGGTCAATCGCGGAGGCACTGATTGTCATCACATCGGGGCCACCTTCGCCACTTACTCCATCAATCTCGAACTGGCCAATATAGGTCAGTGCCTCTCCTCTGAAGCCTAGCCAAACCGTAAGTTTGGCCTCGATCTCGGGGAAGACCAGTGCGTTGTCGCGGTCGTCAATCCGCAATGTCAGCGTGTCGGCCTGTTCGCCATCCTCCTCGGTCACCCGCAGTGAAAGCAACCTGTCGCGAAGCTTCTCGGTCGCGTCCTGACCATCAGCCTCTATCCTGAAATCCGGTGTCATGTCCGTCCCCATAGGCGCACGGTTCCAGCTTTGCGCGGAGGTGCGATCACAGGCAGGCGAATGATGACACCGGCAGCATAGACGGGGCCAAGATCTGCAAGGCCCGGGTTCAAGGCGAGCGTGGCAGTAATGTGCGCCTCGGATCCAAGTTCGCGCTTACAGATTGCATCGAGTACGTCACCGTCGATCGTCCGGTAAGTTTTCATCCTAAGTCATCCCCATAGGCACGCAGGAGCACCCTGAAATCGATCTGACGCGGCGCACCGTCAGCCATGAGGACGCTCTTTGTCTCCTCAACATTAACAATTACCCAGCGATCCCACACCCAGCCCAAACCATCGACCATCATCATCGGCGTGCCCAGCTGCGCCGCCATCCGCATGAACTCGACCTGCCGCAGGCCGCCACGGAAGTGCGGGTGGATTACACCTTCGAGGGTTATTTCCTCCGCATCCGGCCCCATGAATTGCAACGCCGGTGCACGGCCAGTCCGGTCAAGCTTTTCCCATCTAAACTGCGCGCTACGCCGCAGGCTCTGATATGAACTGCCAGTCACCCCGAAACGGAATGCACCCAAGCCCATCATCACGGTGCTAATCATGCATGCCCCCATCGTGCAGCGCGCCACGACGACGGCGATCACGCTCGTTAAAGATGCGCTTCATCTCGCGCTCGATCTCGCCCGCGCCGCCCTGTGCATGGATCGTGATGTAAATTGTGTCGCCCTGCTGTGTGATGTCACCCGTGCGATTTGAACCAAACGCAGATAGCAGCCCACCTGCGCCCCGAGGCTGATCGTTATCCGAGAATGGCCCCGGAATGTTAGGCAGGTTATCGAGCAGGCTCGCTGCGCCCGATGTGAGACCAGCGAACATGTTTGCTGCGACAACGCGGCCCGGAACATCAGGCATGAAGAATTCGCGGCCCTGCTCGTTGATCTCATAGACAAAACCGGGGCGAACGGGGCCGCCCAAGGCACGCGCGCCCTGCGCGCGGCGCTGGGGTTGGTCCGCTGCGCCGCGCGCATCTGAGCCGCCGCTGACATAATCCCATGCTCGGATCAACCAATCGGGCACAATGCCAGACAAGTAAGCCCTTACCGCAGCCACCATATCTGTCAGGACAGACCATATCCCGCTGCGCAGGCTGGCTATCATGTTGGCACCTTGGGTGAACAGGTCAATGTCAAAAGCGCTGCCGAGATAGCGTAGCACACCCTCGATCATATCCATGAAGAGTGTCAGGATATTGAATTCGGCGATCAACTGCTTTAGCCCGTCCAGAAAGCCGCTTTGAAACGCCTCTTTAACCCGGTCGAACTTGTCCGTGAAATAGGCCACGATGTTGTCCCAGTTCTGATAGATCAGATAGACCGCTCCAGCGACGGCCGCGATCGCGAGGAACAGTGGGTTTTTGAGGAGCAGTAAGCCCGCGCGCGCTAGACTTCTCGCCAGCCACAACAAAGCACCGCCAACCGCGCGCAATCCCATCAGTGCCATAACGACTGCACGCGTGGCCAGCATCCACAAAGCCGCAGCGAAAGCACGAATGCCCCATACCGTAAGGACAAGCATACGGGCAAGAAACAGAAGGACATTTGCAAGCGCCAAAAATGCCAGCTTGAAGGCCGGGATAGCCCAGACGCCGAGGAACAGTATGGCGCGGGCCAGCAGCCCGATAGACCGAAAGAACATACCAAATACAACGAGGAGCTTTCCGACCCAGCCGAACAGCATCCAGAACCCCCATTGTGCGGCCAGCATCGCAATATTCAACGCCAATAGTCCGGCGACGATATATCCGACTGTAGTGACAAGCTCCTGATTTACAGTCAGCCACTCACCTGCCACGCCAATGAACGGCATCGCACGCTCAGCCAAGTCGACGAGGACAGGCAAAAGACCGTTGCCCAATGCGATCTGCGTGGCTTCGGTTATGCTTTTTAACCGATCCATTGCTCCGCGCGCATTGTCACTCATCTGTGCAGCTACGCGAGAAGCTGAACCTGTTTCGCGCAGTTGTTCGGTGTAGCGCTGCAGCGCGCCAGTTCCTGCCGCATCGATCAGGATTGCAGCCTCGTTTGCAGCTTGCATCCCGAAGATTGTGTTCATCAAATCACCCCGCGTGGCCGACCCCATATCCGCCATCGCAGTATTCATGTCCGCGAATATCTCCGGCAAGGAACGCAAATTCCCATCCGCATCCGCCAGCTGAACATTCATTCGCTCGAAAGCCTTACTGGCCTCTGTAGAGGGGCCGCTTAGCCTTGCCATGATCCCACGCAGTGCGGTCCCTGCACGCTCGCCTGAAATCGCTTGATCCCCCAGCAGACCGGTCATAGCCGCCACCTGTTCGATCTCGACGCCGAGCCTTGCGGCCTGCGGGGCCGCATAGGCCATTGTTGCGGCTACGCTTTCGAGCGTGGTGTTCGAGCTGGTAAAGGTATTGACCAACACATCGCCAACGCGTGCCATGTCTTCCACCTCAAGGCCGAAGCCCGACATGATATTCGTGGCAAAATCTGCAGTATCGCGCAAATTTACGCCTGAGGCGGCGGCCAAGTCTAGCACCCCCGGAAGCGCAGCGATCGACTGCTCAACTCCCAGACCGGCTGCAGCCAGTTTCTCAAGACCTTCTGCAGATTGGCTGGCAGAAAAACGCGTCCGCGCGCCCTGCTCAAGCGCCGCCTGCGCTAATGCGCGCTGTTGGTCTTCCGTTGCTTCAGAGATCGCGGCGACCTTGGACATCTGTGCCTCGAATTCGATGGCAGGCTGCATCGCTTTGTAAAGAGCAAACCCGACACCTGCGGTGGCGAGGGTCGATCCGCGCAGGGCTGTCGTTTGCTGTCTAGCGGTCTCCTGCATGGCGCGACCGCGTACAACTGCTTGGTCCCCGAAGCGCTGCACCGCCTCTGCTGACCCCTGCAGCCCCTCCATAGCCTTGCGCGCAGGCGCGGTGGCCTGATCGATGAAGCGCAGCACAAGGGCTATGTTGAGGTCAGACATTCGGGCGTTTCCCCTTGTCGTTTGCGGCCTTGACGCGTTCGAGAGCGCGGTGCCACCAGCCTGTCAGTTCATCGAGGCTCATGGCGTCCATTTCACTGGGGGGCCAGTGGAAGATGAAGGCAATGTCGGCCATCGCCTCCTCTAATTCGGCAGGCGGGGTCAGCCCTGATGCTCGATCTGCACCATCTGGAGCTGCTCCGCCGTCATGAAAAAAAGGCTCACCTTGTTGGCAAGGGCCGCGAAATCAACCGGATCCAGTTCTGCCACCTGGTCAGGCAGCAGCGCAGGCCGCGTGATGCGTGGCAGGAGCTTGCACAGGGCATTGACGTCCTGCATCTGAACCATAGCCAGCTGCAAGCCGCGCAGAGCACCCACATTGGGCTTCATGACTTCGATCTCGGCAATCATGTCACCGGAAGCGGCCTTTACCGGGGTCGACAACACAACCGTATTCATCTTTGAAGTGCCCATTCAATTCTCCTTTCAAATACCCATCGCACGGCGGATGCCGCCCAGTTGATCAACGCCGCCAATGATGCGCTTGCCAGCCTCGATGTCGATTTCCCACAGCTCCTCGCCGTTCAGCTCGAAGCGGTAGTAGCGCAGGTCGATGACCATCTTGACGGTCGAGTTTTCGCCGGGCTTGAGAGCGCCGAATTCATGCGCTGTGACCAAACCACCGCAAGTGGCAATGATCGTATCGGCCTCAAAGCTTCCTTCGCCCATGGCGGCGGGGCGCAGCACCATGCGCTGCATGGTGCCGGTCATCTTCAGGATTTCGGGGGCGTATTCGGCGAAGGTCAGTTCGGCCTGCATCCCTTCCATCCCCATGTCCACGCCCGCAGGCGCGTCCATGCCCGCGCCCCGGAAGGCGGCGGTGTTGATCTTGGGGTCAGGCAGTTTACCTTCGGTCACACGGCCAAAATAGCTGATACCGTCGACGAAGGCGTTGAAGTTGCGGATTTGACGTGGAAAGGCCATGGGACAGGCTCCTGTTAGGCTGCGGCGACCGCGTTGACGAGTTCTTCGTAATACTCGCCATTGCGGTAGGCCATGAAGGTGAGGCGCTCGAGCGGCGCAGGCGGCTCGATGTCGAAGTTCATATAGAGTTTGCCTGCTTTCAGAGTGGCCTCGGTATTAAGTTCCGGGTCCAACCAGACACGCCCGCCCAATAGTGCACCACGCGCAATTAGCGTGTTAATATAGGCTTGCACGCTGTCGCGGATGTCGCGCAAAAGCTGCTCGGAAAACGGCCGGTCCATGGCCCAGAGATGCGCCTGCTCGATGCTTTCATAGATCATGTCGGCGGTGCGGCGCACATTCAGGAAGGCCCAGAGCGGATCAGTCGCCGTCGAGCGGTTGCCCCAGAGCCTGAAGCCATCCTTGCGCACAATGGTCGCCACTTCCGCCTCGTTAAGGCGATTGGCCTCTGTGTCGGGGCTGTTGATCTGGAAGCTGACCGGACGGGCCGTGCCGCCGATACCATTCACGATCTGGTTGGACGGTGACCACCAGAAGCCCTTCTCGCGGTCGCGCTTAGAGATCAGGGCTGCGACATAGCCAGAAGCCGGGCGCGTCACCAACGCTTGCGTAGTGGTGTCGAACACCCGCACGGCCGGATCGACGATGAACAACCGGTCCGATCCGTGATTGCCACGCATGGCGACGGCGTCAGCTTCGGTCGTGTTGGGCCCGTCTGCCACCACGATGCCGCGCAGCCGCTCGGCCACAGCGATCAGTGCCGAAATGGCAGGGTTCGCTGCTTCAGGCTCGCC